GTTATTAGACGAAATAAAAAAAGGGAAGAGTTATAAGATTAGCGACCTTGCTAAAAAATTAAAGATTAGCGAAAGCGAACTTTACAAAAGTTTAGAACGATTAAATAAGGCTAATATCTTACAAGTAAAGTACACTGAGGTTAAAGGCGAAATAAGTATAACTCCCGAAGAGATACAAGAACCACCAAGTCAAGAAGTGGGATTGGAAACTAAATGGAGATACACAACTAATTTAAGCCCTGAACTATTAACGGATAAGAATGGTAATTATACAAGTAGAGAGTTCTGCGTTAAACTTATAAATGCAAAACAATTATATTCAAGAGCGCAGATTGATGCAATGCAAAATGAAGCAAATACAAAAGGATATAATGAAGATGTTTTTAAATATAAAGGCGGGTGGCAAACTATCAAGGGTACAGTTACTCATATACCAAGTTGTCGCCATTTTTGGGAGTCAGTGTTAGTTAGAAAGAAAAAATAATCATGAGTTTAAAACCACTTTTCGTAAGCACCGCCACCATTAAAAAATATGGTGTAATTGAGAATAACGTCGACGACAAGTTAATCGCTCAGACTATTATAATGGTGCAAGACCTACAACTTCAGCAAATTTTAGGTTCTGACCTTTACAATGAAATTGCAGACCAAATCAACGCAAGTACTCTAACGGGTTTAAACCAAACTTTGTTAGACGATTATATTCGGGATTTTATTATCAACGCTACAATCGCTGACGGGGCAATTATCTTTAACTACCGATTTAGTAATAAGGGTGTCGTAACTCAAAATAGCGACAATCAACAACCCGTAAGCCAAAGAGAATTGGAATTGATTGAACAAAAGTGGGGGCGTATGGCTGAGTTTTACGGCAAAAGGTTGTCAGGTTATCTAAGCGAATTTAACACCTCTTATCCTTTGTGGATGAGTGGCAATAATAACGCTCAAGACATTCAATCGAGAGAATTAGGATATAACACAGGAATTTATTTAGGCAGGTCAAGAAGAAAAAACAATGAACGAAAATACTACCCCTACTGTAAAGATTGCTAACAAAAAAATCACTAAAAAGAACTTACAAAAGTTAATGGTGTATATTGAAAAGAAAAAATGATTACTAAAAACATTCTTTATAAGTATTTTAAGGATTTTGCAGACAACCATTTGCAAATTAAGGACTATGGCTATGGAGATCTTTGGGAGATTAGTTCTTCTCAGGCTACAACATACCCTTTATTTTGGGTTTCTCCACAACCGTCTAACATAAGCGGGAATGAGATAACTTATAACTTTAATATTTTAATCGGAGATAGGCTTGAGGATGGCGATGCAAATAAAGTCGAAGTAGAAAGCGATACTTTCCAAATAGGATTAGACCTTTTAGCTACTTTAAACCTTAACCGAGATGTTGACTTAGACAAGAGCAATACTTTAACTCCTTTTATACATGATTTTAAAGATAGGATAGCAGGGCATTTAATAACAGTTAGCGTAACGGCTGATTTTGACTACAATGAGTGTGCAGTTCCTACAACGGGAACGCCTCAACCTCCTGCAAGTTCATGTCCAGTTGCGATAATAACTATAAACGGGGTAAGTTACGGAAGTGCAGCGAGTGGGAACACTGAGGATATTGCAGTAGTGGATGGAAGTGGGAATCCAATAGGCTCATTAGTTAGTGGTAATTGGGTTGTTTCATCCTCATGCCCTAATGCAACGGCAGTTTTAAAGAATACTTTAGGCACTACAATATCAACAACTTCAATAGCAAGTGGGGCAAGTAGTAATATTGTCGCACCCGATACAGTTATAACGATTAATTCAGCTTCTTTTCTTACTAATCCCGTAGCAGTAGACCCTAACATTCTTGTAAAGGACGGAACGGGGACTCAAGTAGGTTCTAAAGTAGGGAGTGAATGGATAGTCCCAAGTTCCTCTTATAATATAGGATTAATAGATAGATTTGGTAATGATTTTGGTACTAATACGGTAAGTTCTAATGCGACATGGGATTTGCGTACATTAACACCTGAAAACTATGCAGACCTTTATTTAAGCCGATTAACAAATCCTCCAACGGGGTCACAATTAACTGCAGTATACACTTATTTTACCGACATGGTTAGTGCAGGATTATTTCAAGGTTCGCAAAAAATTGATTTATGTATTGGAGGCAATTCAGCTGACCATTCATGGAATGCAAGATACCCATTTGATAACAATTCAAGTATGAGGTCAGAGTTTATAGGAAGTCCAACCCATAATTCAAACGGGGTTTCTTTAAATGGAACAAGTCAAGCCGTAAGAACAAATGCTTATGCAAGACATTTAAATGATTTTGATAAACAAGTGAGTATTTATATAAGAAATAATAATTTTGGGGGCTTTATTTTTAACGCAGGTTCATCCGTAACATCAATTCAATCTTTCGGGATTTTCGAAGATGCAGGGACAAGTAGGTATAGAAATTATAATGAGGGGTTCCAAATTTCCCCATTCCCCCTTTCCCCTATAACTGGGATGCACTCCCAAAGTAGGGAGAGTAGTACAACTATGAGAATGAGGCAAAATGGCGTGAATACAAGTTTTTCACCATATACTACAACTGCAAACTATATAAAGGTTAGCGATGAGTTTACTATTGGGGCATCTATGAGTGCAACGCTTACGTTTGCTAATTTTAAAGTTATGAATTATTCATATTTTAGGGTAGGTAATGCACTAACGGATGCCCAAGAAATAACACATTACAACATTGTTCAAGCCTTACAAACCGCATTAGGTAGACAAATATAATGAATCTAATAGTTATAACAACAAACGAATACAACGGAACGCAAAAGGGTGTGAATACTTTTTATGCTGCACCGATTAAGTCAGGCGAACACATCGGCAAATTTGCTACAAGCGAAAATGCTTTGAATGAGTTTGCAGAAATATTTGAGTCTTTAACTTATGAAACTATTGACTTAGATTCTAAAGTTTTTCAAGTAGATTATACCGCACCAAGTTTATTGCCTTATGCAGTTGAGATTCCTGAGATATATCAATGGGCGTTCCCTGAAGATAAGTTCGTTTTAAGTGGGTTTATTATTCCTTTAGACACTTATCAAAGTATAAAGGTTGTTAATCTTGCTTACTTTCAATGGTTGGAATTTAGGGCTGAATTAGATAGCGGTAATTACGAAGCTTTAAAACGCTCTTTGATGCCATTATGGGACTATGTGGCGTTACAAGTAACTAATAACAACATAATCGTACTATGAGGGGTTTAATCTTGTTTCTAACGGCTTTAATCCTTAAGGGTATTTTTTATCCTTTAGGGTTTTTTTACTCTTGTTTTTTGACTTTGTTTAAAAACGGGTACAAAGAATTAGACGGATACCTTTTTAAATGTGCGATTGCGGATGACCAACAAGCAAACACCTATCTTGCTAAATTGTTCAACGATATTTTAATTAAAAAAGGAGGTCATAAGTTCGGCAATCCCGATGAAACGATATCGAGTGTTTTAGGCAAGAATTTGAAATTAAACAAACTTTCCTTAATCGGGAAATATTTAAACTGGATATTAAACTTATTCGAAAAAGACCACTCAATAAAAGCAATAGAATGAAATTAGAATTTATATTTTTTTGGTGTGCGAAAATTTGGAAGGAACGATATGAAGAATTTATCGCAGTCGGTGTTTCTTTAGGGCTTTCAATGATATGATATACCAAGCAATATTTATGGCGCACAACATTAAAAACCACATAGGGGAAATTTGTGGTACAATTTTATTTCTATTCTTAGGCCATAACATCGACATGACCGATAAACTAATCACGTTTTTGTTTTCGGTTGGTGCAGGTTTGTTCGTTCATATTTTAAAGGAGATAAACATAGGTCAATTATTAATACAATTATTTAAGAAAAAAAATGACAAGAAAAACTAATACACCACGTTACCTATCTTTACTAAGAAAGGCTATGATTTATTTAGGAGGTGCAACCTTTTTACCGATGTTCTTTAGCAAGGCAGGAATTAAAGACGTGGAGTTCGCACTCCAGTGTTGGATGACGGCATTAGGTATTTTACAATTATACATTGATTCGTTTTACAAAAAAGAAAAAGAAACCGTATGAAGCATTTAGAAATAGCATTAGGGCAAATAGGAGTCCAAGAAGTCCCAAAGGGCAGTAATTGGGGCACAGACGTTAAGAAGTACCTTAATAGCGTAGGAATCAATTTCCCTGCATCATGGTGCATGGCGTTTGTATATTGGTGTTGCAAAGAGGCAGGGGTGAACCTTTTTAAAACGGGCGGAGTTTTGGCTCAATGGAATAAAACGCCAAAAGAAAAGAAGTCTTTAAAACCCGTAGTCGGTTCAATATTTATAATGGATTTTGGAAAGGGTTTAGGCCATACGGGATTTGTTGAAAAAATAGACGGGTTAAACATTCACACCATTGAGGGTAATACAAACGATACGGGAAGCCGAGAGGGTTACGAGGTGTGCAAAAGAATTAGAAAGATGTCGCAAATAAAAGGATACATACTTGTATCTTTGCCTTGAATAATAGTTGTTGTTTTTCATAAGTTCAAAGAAGCTTCTCGAAAGGGAGGCTTTTTTGTTTTAAATACTTATATTTGTAAAATGAAAAAATTATTATTACTCGTTTTGTTAGCCCCATTCGTTCTAACATCGCAAACAAAAAAAGACACTTTATTTACTAACGGCATCACGAAAGTAAGTCTTAACTTATCCAAGCCTATCTCAGTTTATTTTATTAATGGGAAACAGTACGCAACCGCATCAGCTTCCACAATTAGAACTATTGCAGGGGTCGGGAAAGTTACATTCACTTCTACCGGTGCAATTACCTTTGTACCTTATTCAGCATCTTATAATGGGGATTGGGTTTTTTATGTAAAGGATTATAAACTTTTTGAATATAACCTGGCAGTTTGTAAAAAGCCAACCATCGCAACTCCGATAATTAGAGATACAACATTGATGCAAAGTATAGGATTATACGCTACTTATGTCATAATTAAAAAACCTTTGATTTGTCAAACTTCAGGCGTTAAACAATTTGCTATTTTGAATGTTTTTAACACTTATTTTTACGGAAGCATTTTAGACACCTCAGCAAATATTCCTGAACAATTCAGATTTACAATTAAAGGGGATTATTACAATGAGGGTTACCCATTCGGCACGGGATCAAAAAAAGTAAACGCCACATGGACTGCGAATTTAACACGTCAACAATGGTTGTATATTAGAGAGAACGCTTGTTATGAGTAACTTCGCAATTCACATCAAGAATAGAACTCAATGGACTAAAGTTCGTAAATACCTAATCGAACTTGGGTTTTTAAAAGAAGGCCAAATAATCAAACATCTTAAATCGGTTATCGGTAGCCATGTTGTAATAAGAAACAATCACTTACTATTCATCGCAGATAGAGAAGCCATTAAAAGGCAAGGAATACCGATTATAATTTATCCAGTGGAGGTAAGCCATGAGCAAAAGTGTTTGAACATGAGAAAGCCTCGCAAAAGGATTAAAGAAGATTCTTTGCCGTTACTCTCTGAACTTAATTTGACTTATAAAGAATTGTTCGAGGGTTTAGGTTACAAGATAAGCAACCAACTCTACCGAATTAAAAACAAAGATGCTATTTTAACCACTTTAGAGAAAGTTCTTGACTTGCAGAAAAAAAGACTTTTAGAAAAATAAATTTTGCATTGTCAGTTTAAACTTGTAATATTGCAAATATGATTAAGAACTTAATAACAGTGAGAAACTATGCCCTATTAAACGGCAAGACTACACAATGGGCATACGACCAAGTCAAGAAAAAGACGGTCAAATCGGTGGAAATTGATGGTGTAAAATTTATTGTAAAATGAACGAACAAGAATACATCCACTTTTTAGAAACCGAACTAAAGAGAAAGTACGCAATGGTTAAAATTGTAGAGTACCAATGGCGATACACAATCCACTTCGGGCAAACTGAATTTGTATCATTTGCGAATCTTTCTAAATCAACAATCAAACCTTTGATGTCTGAGGGTTTGCTACCACTTACAATTAAAAACTTATTAAAATGAGCAATAAAAAACAAACCGCAGTCGAATGGTTTCATAAAGAAACTTGGAAACTTAAAATACAAAAAGAACGGAAAGAAATTTCTTTGGGAGAATATGCAGTTGATTATTTTGACCTATTTGAACAAGCCAAAGCAATGGAGAAAGAGCAGATGATTCAATTGCACAATAATTGCACAAATGGCACAACAGCAGAACAATACTACAAAGAAACCTATGAAAAATAAATTAATCTTAGCACTAATCTGCTTACTGGCATCGTGCCAAGAAAGAGGAACTATTATTTCGCAACCACAAGATTTTATAGAAATTCACGGTAAGGTTTATAAACTGATTAGCATTGTGCCCACAAAAGGGGCGAATAGCATTTGGATAATGTATCCTAAAGATAGTACAGATAAAATGCCTCAAGTTTTAAACTATAATGTTCAATCGGGTAAAACAAGTTATAACCAATCAGTAATTAAAATCGACTAATATGAAATACGCATTAATTGTACTACTAATCCTAACAAGTTGCCAAAGTTATAGGGCAGAACGCAAAATAAGTAAACTTCGAGCATGGGGATACTTGTCAGACTCCACAATAACCAAGTATGACACGATTAGAGGCTTCACACACGACTCTATTTACTTT